GTGCTGGCGTATGTCGTGCTTCACAAAGACGTTGATCCACTGGGAAAGCCGCGATGACCCGCGACGACATTCACACCTGTAGTTACTCATGCGAACGACCCGCGTGTATCAAAGCGCAACGTGACGAGTTAGCGCAAAGGTTGCTTGAGTTGGTGGCGCAAGCGGTAGCCGCCGAGCGGGAGGCGTGTGCCTTGGTTGCAGAATCCTACGAGCCGACCTGTGACACCTGTCCAAGCGGTGTAGCCAACGCGATTCGGGCGAGAGGTGAGGTATGACTGAAGAAAAGTTTGACTTTATATCGTTGCCGAAGACGCAACAGGAAGAAACGGTCTGGTGCAAGATCGGGACAAACGGCGAGCTTGAGATGTTTGATTGGGAGTATGTGGAGAAGTTGGCGCGTGAATACGACATGTTATCAGCGGCGACTCAGAAGCCGAACGCGCACATCATTTGCAAGTTGGCGGTGCTCATTCGCAAGCAGACGTTAGCCCGAGCAGCGGAAGTGTTGTTGAAGTATCAGCAAGTTCCTGCTGAAGCATCGACGGTGGTTCTCAAGGACTTCTTAGAGGATGATGAATGAAAATCATTACGCTCTGCGCTTACGACGACCCGGTGCAGATGCGACGGGGGTTGTTGAACACGGCCATTATGGCGGCATTTGCCCGCAAGACGTATCCCGATGCCGAAGTGTTTTTCATGTTTCGGAGCGGGCAAGAAGTTGACCCGAAGATCGTGCCGCATGCGAAACCGGTGTGTATCGACTTTGAGCAGAAGCTATTGGGCTTTCAGCGGATGCAAGGGCAGATTGCTTGTGCGCAGCACTACTGGGACGGTAGCGATGATTTGATTTTCTGCGGCAACGACATTGCGATATTGAGGCCGATTGACTGGCCCGATCGTGAGCGTTACGTGGGCGGGTATGCGTATCGATACCATCCGGCGATGCCATACAACGATGACTTTTCGTATTGGAATGGCGCACGGCAACCCGAAGCATTCAAGGTCATGCGAGAGATTGCCACGGCTGCGCAATGGATGCCGCGAGAAAACCATGCGGTGTTTGCCGCACAGATTGCGTTGGGCGTGGTGTTGGGGACTCCGCACGATGAGCATTGGGGGAGCGTGTTTCCCTGCCCGAGACGCAATCAGATGGCGGCGCTCCCGGCGATGGATTATTTACATACGCCCGAAGATTACTTCCCGATGCACCCGCACGAGTTCAAGGGTGGTCAGCCTGTGTTGCCGAAGTTTGAGAATTTCGAGCGTTACTGGGAGTACCGATACACGCTGCACTTCAAGGGGCCGATCAAGAAAGCATGGCTCTTGCAGTTTGCGAAGTGGTCGTGGCAGCAGGGCTTGATTGACCCCTTTATTAACGATCTGGCGACACCAGAAGAAATGTTTGGGGAGGCGTGATGGCTTATTTAACGAGACAGCAGCTTGAGGCGATGGGCTTTAAGCATTTGGGCAAGAACGTCAAGGTGAGCGACAAGGCGTCGATTTATAACGCCAATCAGATTTCCATTGGCGACGAGTCCCGCATTGATGACTTCTGCACGATATCTGGCAAGGTGACGATTGGGCGCAATGTGCATATCGCGGTGTACGTCAACGTCGCAGGGGGCGAACCGGGTATCACGTTTGAAGACTACTCAGCCATTGCCTACGGCTCGCACATCTTCGCGCAGTCGGATGATTACTTGGGCTACGCGATGACGAACCCGACGGTGCCGGATCGGTACAAGAAAGAAACCAAACTGCCCATCGTGGTCGGGCGGCATACGCTCATAGGGACCAATTGTGTGATCTTTCCCGGCGTGACGTTTGGTGAAGGCACAGCGGTGGGCGCGTGTTCATTGGTTATCCGCGACACAGCTCCATGGAGCGTATACACCGGCATTCCGGCTAAGAAGGTGAAGGAGCGCCGCAAGGACTTGCTCTTGATGGAAGAGGATTACATTCGGTCAGGTTATGCACCAGATCCCCTTTAACAAACCGTACTTTACGGGCAGAGAGCTGTGGTACGTCTCACAGGCGATGAACCATGGGTATACCTGTGGCGACGGGGCGTTCACCAAGAAGTGCCAGAGCCTGCTTGAGAGGCAGACCAAGACTCACAAGGCTCTGCTGACGCATTCGTGCACGGCGGCGCTGGAGATGGCGGCATTGATTGCCTGTGTCCAACCGGGGGATGAAGTGATCATGCCCTCGTACACGTTTGTTTCAACGGCCAATGCATTTGCATTACGTGGCGCGGTGCCGGTGTTTGTGGACATTCGCCCCGACACGTTGAACATCGACGAAGCCTTGGTCGAAGAGGCTATTACGCCGAAGACGAAGGCGATCTGTGTGGTGCACTACGCCGGGGTGCCGTGCGAGATGGATGTCATCATGGACATTGCCAACCGGCATGGCTTGATCGTGATTGAAGATGCCGCGCAAGCGATGTGCAGCGAGTACAAGGGCCGCGCTTTGGGAACGATTGGTCATCTAGGCTGTTTCAGCTTCCACGAAACCAAGAACATCCAATGCGGCGAGGGCGGTGCGCTGCTGATCAATGACGAGCGATACGTTGAGCGAGCTGAAATTATCCGCGAGAAGGGAACAAATCGCGCCAAGTTCTTTCGTGGCGAGGTGGACAAGTATTCGTGGGTGGATATTGGCTCATCGTTCCTGCCAAGCGAGGTCACGGCAGCGTTTTTGTTAGCTCAACTCGAAGCAGCGGAGTCTATTACGAATCAGCGGCGCTGGATCTGGCGCATGTATGACGAAGCGTTCCGCACGTTTGTTAGCAAGAGCGGGGAGCTATTACGAACGCCTAACTACTGCGGCAACGGGCACATGTATTACTTAATTCTGGACAGTAAAGCGACCCGTAACGCATTCATAAATTATATGAAGTATTACGGCATTCAAGCTGTCTCGCACTACGTGGCCTTGCACTCTTCCCCCAAGGGCAGCGAAGTGAGTCGGGTAGAGTCTCTGATGGCCAGAACCAATGTGGCGAGTGAACAACTGGTGCGCTTGCCGCTGTGGTTGGGGCTGGAGGTTGATCAGCGCCGGATTATTGAATGCGTTCATGACTTTTTCGGGAGACAGGGATGAAGGTGTTTATTGGCTGGGATTCGCGTGAAGATGTGGCGTATCAAGTGTGCGCACATTCACTCAAGATTCATTCATCGGTCCCGTTAGACATCGTTCCGATAAAGCAACACGAGCTGCGCGAGCAGGGCCTCTACTGGCGTCCAATCGACACGCTGGCGTCTACGGAGTTCAGCCTCACGCGGTTTCTGACTCCACACCTCGCGGGGTACACCGGCTGGGCGGTCTTTGTAGACTGCGATTTTCTTTTCCGGGGGGACATTGCGGGATTGCTTGACTACGCCGACGGGGCAAAAGCGTGCTTCGTGGTACCGCACGACTACCGGCCTACCGAATCGGTCAAAATGAATAACCAACCTCAGCACATTTACCCCCGCAAGAACTGGTCGAGCTTCATGTTCATTAACTGCGAGCATGAACAAGTTAAGGCGCTCACGCCAGAGATTGTGAACATGGCGACACCCGCGTATCTTCACAGGTTTGAGTGGCTAACGGACGATGTGATCGGGCACTTGCCGATTGTGTGGAACTATCTGGAGGGGTGGTACACCAAGAGCGACTGCCCGAATCCGATTGGCGTGCACATGACTCGCGGCGGGCCGTGGTTCAGCGATTGGACCGAAGTGGAATATGGCCGTGAATGGATGGCTGTGGCGGCAACGATATGAACAAGCACGCAAAGGTTATCAAGAAGATTGAAGCTGCGTTCAAAGCAGGCAAGTACAACGAAGCGTTGGATTTATGTAACTACGCTATTTCGATTGCCCCTAAGGACATTGTGGCGTATCGGGCCAAGGCTCGGTTGCTTCAGATTCAGCGTGAGTTTGCCGAAGCCGAACGGTATTACGATGCCGCAGGACGCCGGGGAAAGTTGGATGCAGACGATTATTTGAATCGCGGCATTTGTAAAAGCGAACAGCAAAAGTACGACGCTGCGATTGAAGACTTCACCAAGGCGTTAGAGATTAAGCCGGAGTATTTGCACGCATTGATTCAGCGTGGAGCTTCTCATTGGGAAATGCGGCGCTGGGGCGAAGCCATGGAGAGCTTCAAGGCGGCAAACGAACTGGCTCCAGAAGACGCTACGGCGAACTGGATTCTGGGGTTGCTTGCGTTGCAACAAAATGATTTCAAGACGGGTTGGTCGTTGTATGAGCGACGGTGGGCAAGTGAGCGATTCAAGAGCCGCCCTCTTCAGAGCGACAAGCCACAGTGGAATAAGCAGCCGGAGCTACGGTCGGTGCTGGTGTGGGGCGAGCAGGGTATTGGCGATCAGATCATTTACGGATCGTTGCTTCCCGCTATTCGCAAGAATGCGGATAAGGTCACGGCTATGGTAGATCCAAGGCTGGTGTCGATCTTTAATCGGTCGATGCCGGAAGTGACGTTCATTTCGCACTTGGAAAAGGTTGCAGCGAACCAGCACGACTCGCACATTCCTTTTGCCAGCATCGGACGGTGCTTTGTTCACGAGTTGAATGACATTGATACGCACGCCGCACGACGTTACCTGAAGGCAGATCCGGAGCTAGTGGAGAAATACCGCGCAGAGACTGGGTTTACCAAGGACAAGCTGACGGTGGGGATCTCTTGGACAAGTAGCGCCATCAAGATTGGCCCGCATAAGTCGGTCAGATTGGACCAGATGTTGCCGTTTCTAAAGGACGAGTATCAGATTTTGAACCTGCAATATGGCAGCAGCAAGATCGCGGTCGATGCCTTTAACCGGGAGCATGGTACGAACATCGTCACGACGAGCGTGGATTTGGTGAAGAACTTTGAGGGCTTAGCGGCGCTGTGTTCGCTGTGTGATGTGATCGTAGCGGTGTCTAGCACGACGGTGCATTTGGCTGGAGCCTTGGGGTGCCGAGTGTTGCTGATGGACGCTAATAAGCTCTGGTACTGGGGCAACAAGCACGGTGACATGAGCGCGTGGTATCCGAATGTGAAGATTTTTCAGCGCGACAACATGATTGCGCCGTGGGACAACGTGATTGAACAAGTTAGAAAAGAACTGGAGGGCGACCATGATCGACGACATTAGCGAACCGGGCGCTTGGGCTAACGAAATGAAGGCTGCGCCATGGGCTTACGGCCAGAGCCAGTCCAATCAAGTGCGCCAGTCTTTGCAAGAGATTAGGGCAAAGGGATTGTGGATTGAAGCGGATGTTCTGGAGCGTGAAATCAGGACATTGACGCAAGAAGTGACTAGTTTGAGAGGAATAAAATGAGCGAGGTTAAAGATGCGGTCCGAAGATATTTGGCGACTATCGGCAGCAGAGGTGGAAGCGCTGCTACCGGGGCTAAAAAGCGACGACCTAAAGAACATTACCAGCGAATGGCAAAGCTTAGCCACGCCAAGCGACGGAAAAAGCAGCGATCCGGTGAATCCGAGTCACTACAAGAAGGGTGACATTGAGTGCATTGACGCTATCAAGTCGATGCTGACTCCGGAGGAATGGCGGGGATTTCTGAAGGGTACGGCGGTAGCGTACCTCTGGCGGCTTGGGCACAAGGATGCCGTGGAGCAGGATGCCCGAAAAACCCTTTGGTACGTCTCATGGCTTGCAGGAAACGATCCGAGGGGGTAAGATCGGCCTGTGCTATCTCTTGTTTTTCTCCTGAGAGAGTCTCCCAGTAAGGGAGTTGCCCCGGAGTTGAGCGTAAGTTCCTCCGGGGATTTTTTTATTTCCTGAGTTTGTAAACCTTTCTGTGCCGTCCGGGGCCATCCTTCGTGATGACATCCTCAATGATGTCGCCTGATTCCAAAAGCGTCTGAAGTATCTCGTTGCGGTCGCGGGCTTTCATGCCTTGGAGCGACTTGGCGAGTTGAGTGCTGCTGGCCCCGGCGTCACCCTGTCTGCGGATAAAGTTCAGCACGCGCTTGTGCGAGGCTTCGATTTCGTTCTCAGAGACTTCCCGGTGAATCAAGTCAGCCGCGTAATTGAACGACCAGCGCACAAGATCGTTGGACATTTTGAAGATATCGAAAGTCACCGTAGGCGAAATAGGGTCACGAGCAATGGCTTCGATCATGGCAATCTTGACAGTCAGTTCGCTGTAGCGCACCCAGAGCACATCATCCGCACGCGCCTGTTTGAGCTGCCAACCTCTGATCGACTTGAATTCCTCAAACGCTGCGGGTTCCCAATGCACCATCATGGATTGAACTGTTGAGTTAGGCAGCATCGGAAGGTTTGATAAGTTACCGACTCCCGCCGGAATGACGTTATACGAGTCGATGATGTCTTTCACGATGTCTTCCGGAGCCGGAATGCTCTCGGGAATTTGGGTGTCGGGATAGTCTTCAAAGGGCGGAATCAACAAGAAGCGTGAAAGCGTGCCGTTGTCCACCATGTCGTGATTCAGCGCCGGGATCAGCGTTCGAGGCGTCGTGGTGCCGAAGAAGTTGAAGTTGGGTTCGTTGATGTCAAAGCGAATACGGTTTGTGGCATCCGCGTACTCTTGGCCGTGATACACGCCACCGCTGCTGGAATACACCTCAAGCAAGGTTTTGATGATGTCGCGCTGGTGGCTCGCAGCGTTCTTGGCGGTCAGACTCTGAAGGTACAGGCCCATTTCGTCCAAGTGCGAGATACGTGAGGGAAACTCAAAGAGCGTGCGCAAGATGGCCACGCCCGAGCTAAAGCGGTCGCCGCAGATGTGTTGATGCAACCCTGCCGCTGCCATGAGTTCTTTGATGCGCTGGCGTGAGTGATCCTTCCCCGCTCCTGTTTTGGCTACGGCAATCACGAAGAGATTACACTTGGTTTTGATGTCCGCCATGATGTACCGACGCCCAAAGATGGCCCCGAACATGGTGAGCGTGTTGGCGAGCGCGAAGGTTGGCTGTGGCTGCTGTGAAGTGGCATTGATCCACCGGGTCACGCGCCCGACCAAAGAGGGGCTATCGAACCATGCGTGCGGAAAGTTGTCCTTAGTGCTCTTATTAAACTTCTTGGGTTCCTTGAGATTCGTCAGGTCTACCTTGACGGCCTTGACCGGATTCAGGTCCAGACTTGGCGGCGGTACCCAACCGTTTTGCTGTGCGTAGTAATAGAGCGATCCTGCGCCAATCTTGGAAGGCGGCGACTTGCTGTAGTGCTCCCAGCGCTGGGTAGTCTCTAGGCTGTTGTACTTGCCGGATTCCCGCGACCACTGATCGAAGATGTGCAGCCCCTTGGCTTCGGTGGCGCAGTAGATGGCCATGCCGATGCGGTTCCAGTCGTCCCAAGAAAGATCTGGGTTTGGGACAAACTTGAGCGCGTGTTCAACCGCTGCCAGCGTACCCACCAGACCGTCGTGAGAGGTTTTGGCGTCCTTGTCGGGAATGGTTACGCTAGTCAGCTTCTTGCGCCGTAATTGCGGCGGTAAAGCTCTATAGGCTTCCTCTGCGGCTTCCAGCACCTGCTGACGGGTAACGAGCGGCAGCGTCTTGACAGGCGTCTCGTGCGGGGATTCGAGCGGCCACGCATAAGGCCGGTTGGTTTCCGGATGCGTTGCATAGGCTACGAACTGCT